GACTCATGGTCGCGGCAGGACGTGGCCAGCAAGTGCATGCCGCCGACCAGCCCGGAAACGGTGAAGCATTATTTCTTGATGCCTGATCTGCGCGATGCCGTGCGGGCGCTGCTGGATAAGTAAAGCCCCGTCCGGTTTAAGGGACGGGGCTTGCCATGCGAGGTGCAAGGCGGTAGGGTGCATCTGTCAGAACGCTGAGCCTTAGATAACATGACGCGCTACGCAGCGCAAGGCTTGGCCCGAACAAGGGCTTTTTCCATGAATAATATCAAAGCAATTGAAACCCGTTACAAGGGCTACCGGTTCCGCAGCCGCCTTGAGGCGCGCTATGCGGTCTTCTTTGATGCGCTCGGCCTGACTTGGGACTATGAGCCTGAGGGTTTTGAAACCGATGCCGGGTGGTATCTGCCGGACTTCCGCGTGTTTACCCCTCAAGGGAACCCGATCTGGTATGAGATCAAACCGCAAGGGCATGTTTCAGATGCAAAGATGAACGCCTTTGAGAAAACACTTTGCGCCGATTTGGGGCCGAACCAATGTTCAACTGCGCGAGTGGCACTGCTTTCAGGCGATCCGATTACAGTGTTGTCAAACCCTAAAGTAACAATTTGCCCGCGCTGCGGCTTCATCTGCGAGCCCGCATACGGCTTTGATGTGGCTCAGTGCGATCATCCGCGTCTTTCACTATTTGAAATTTGGGTAGGATGCTGGTCTTGTGACATGGAAACACCATCAGGCGGCGATAATGGATGGGAGGACGGCATTTTTGGGTTAGGTGTGACTGCCCACAAAGGATGGGTTCGAACATTCATTAAAGAAAGGTCTATTCCAGGGGTCCACAGTGGGGCAGTCAAAGCCCGATCCGCCCGCTTTGAGCATGGTGAAGCGCCGTGATTGATGCAGCGCAGTCTTACGTCGCGCGCGGTTGGTGCGTGTTTCCCGCACCAATTGGCGAAAAGAAATCCATCATGTCGGCAAAGAATGACCGTCTCGGGCGCAAATGGGGAGCCACATGCGAACCTGAAGATGTAGTCAATTACTGGACGCAGTTTCCCAACGCTAACGTGGCCATCGTCACCGGCCCGCAATCCAGCATATGGGTGTTGGACATAGACACGCCGGAAGGTCACGCCCGCGACGGGTTTGCAAGTCTCGCCGCACTGGTGGCGGAACACGGACCATTACCTGATACGCTGACAGCAGAGTCACCAAGCGGTAGCCGTCACCTCTACTTCAATTGGCCATCCGCAGGGGGTATCCGAAACACGACCAACGTTCCCGGCCCAGGGCTGGACGTGCGGGGCGACGGCGGGATGGTCATTGCGCCGTCGTCTGTCAAACCTGACGGCGGGCGGTATATTTGGGTGAACGCGTCACCGGTAGCAGATGCGCCGCAATGGCTTCTTGACCTCGTTACGCCTGACGCGCCCCAAATGCCCACACCGCGCCGGGACACACCGCCCGCGCTGGGTGAGGTCGAGGAACTGCTGACATATATCGACCCGGACGCGGGCGGCTATAAGGACTGGCAGACGATCCTTTCGGCCATTCACGATGCGTCCGGCGGCTCAGACGACGGCATGCACTTGGCCGACAAATGGTCAGAACGCGGGGCGAACCATAAACCTGGTGAAGTGCAGGACAAATGGCCCAGCTTTACATCGGGTAAGGGCGGCGGATCGGGCATGGGGACGATAGGCTACCAAGCCAAGCATGCCGGGGCGGACGTTGCAGCCATTGGCGCGCGACACCGCCTGTTGAACATGCCCGGCCCATCTCACGTTCCAGCCGGTATGATGCCGACCGCGCCGCAAGGTGCGGGAATGCCCAGCGCGCCGCGCGCGGCCAGTGTGGTCGATCTGATCTGTCAGCGGATCAAAGACAACCCCCTGACGGCGGTGGAATTGCTGGCCGATGAAGTGGCCCGGCTGTCACCTACCGATCGAGACAAGGTGTTGGCGGAGTGCAAGCCTCACGGCATCAAAACGGAAATGCAGGCGGCGGTAAAGAGGGCAATCAACGCCTACACGATTGCCAAAAGTGCCGTTACTGCGGCTGGCGTATCTGCAGGGCCCTTGAGTTTTTACTTCATCATCGAAAATGAGTTCGGGCAACCTGTGGTCATGGACAGGCGCGGCGGCATGCAGCCTCAATCGAGGGTAGCATTCAGAGATGCCAAAGCTGCTCTACCTACCGTCATGATTATCGATCCGTCGTCAGGCAACGTCAGGGCAAAGTCCGCAGCAGATCATTGGTGGGAAGATCACGAAACGCCCCGGTATGATGCTACTGGTTATGACCCGGTGGTCGGTCTTGAATATACGGATAATAAGGGCCGCAAAATTCGCAACGTATATCAGCCCGGTCACGACACACCGGCGGCACCAGTTGGACCTGAAGCAATCGAACCGTTCCTTTATGTATTGAGGTCGAACTTCCCAAACACTGAAGACCAACAAATCTTACTACAGTATATGGCCCATGTTATTCAGTTTCCCGGCATTCAGACGCGCTGGGCACCTGTCATGCAAGGCACCCAAGGGTGCGGTAAAGGCACCATATCCCAAGCCGTCACATACTGTCACGGGCGGGCAAATGTGGCTCATCCTTCGACCGACGTAATCGCCACTGACTTCAACGGGTATATGCACCGAAAGACATTCATCGTGGTGAATGAAATAGGCGATCACAGTAAACGAGAACTGTCCGCCATGTCCGAGAAAATCAAGCCGTGGATCACAGACGATCCTGTCCACATTCATGACAAAGGTAAAGGTTCAAGGGACACTAAGAATTTTACGAATTGGATATTCACGACAAATCACCTGCACTGCATGCTGGCCACACCTGGAGAGCGACGTTACGCGCATTTCATTTCAGCCCTGCAAACCGAAGCCGACGCTTCACAGGCGTTTTATCCATCGTGGTGGACCGAAGGCGATGATTGGTGGGGCTCTTATTATGACTGGTGGGGTGCAGGCGGGGCCGAAGCGGTAAGAGGCTACCTGACGCATATGGTTGTTGCTCAGACACCTTCCCGCGCGCCTGTGACGTCTAGCACGGCTGATGCGATGAAGGCTGGTGACGGTGCGGCCCTCAGCCTGATCCGAGAAGCTATAACAGAGGGTGTGTCGGGCTTCAGGGGCGGGTGGGTGTCGCTCAACGCGGTGCGCGATCTGCTTGATGCTGAAGACGTTAAAATGCCAGCCGGTCAGTTCCTCGCCCGACAGCTTGAACAGATAGGGTATCGCCATTCAACCCGGTGTCACACGTCACCATCCGAAGCAAACCGCTTCCCCAAGGCACCGAATAGAAGCCGCATATATCATATCGAAAACAAGCCCGACACCGATCCCCAAGGCGTCATGGCGCTGTATGACGCAGCGCAACGATTGGGTGATGGCGGGCCGGTTCGTTCAACAGTGGTCAAAATGCCCGGAATTTAAATTACTACAAAATAACGTTAAATTAAATCCCCGTCTCATTAAATTGTGGCGGGGATTTTTAATGGCTTTGGCCCGGCTTGCTGGGTTCTGACCCGGCTATCAAAAAGAGGTGGGTCAAACATAAGTGTATGAAATATAAGGCTTTTTTATAGTCTGTCCCGGCTATCCCAGATATTTGATAAGTATAGAGGAGAAGAAGAAAAGGACATATGTTACCGCTCTATAAATTAATTTGGTAAAATTCGCACACGTTGTTTTTCACCATAGCGCCACTACTCACTAGCCGGGCCAGCTGGGACAACATTTGAAAAAGTGTTTAATATCAAATGTTTAAGTCTGGCCCAAACAAATTTAGAGTCTGGGCCAGCACAAACCGCTTGCATATGACGGCAATAAGCGGCAATACTAACCAAACGCAACCGGAGGAACACAATGCAGATGCCCCGCAACGGATTTGACAGCCTGGCCGCAGTGGCCCGCCTGAACACGGACGACACGTCACATCATCGGGAACGCTGGCCGTCTCTGGTGTGGGTCTGGGATGAACTGGACGATCTGCGCCGCTGGCAGGATGAAGCAATTGAAGCAGAGCGGGACACGCTGTCCGAGGTCGCAGAGCAGCGTGACGCGCTGTCCGAGGCCGTCCGGCTGCTGTTAGAGCCTAAGCCGGATATGGAGCGCGTGCAGGACATTCTGGCGGGGGGTTGGTGATGACCAATGCACTCACAGAAGAATCTGCCAATCTTGACGAGCAAGCCGCACGCATGAGGGCCATGTGGTCCGCCGTGGCATTAACATCAATCAATGACGCAATTCGCCATGCCGCAACAGAGTCCAAAAAACACAAAGGCCGGGCGCTAAACACCCTGTCATTGTGGGCAAACTCACGGGACGGTCGGAAAGTGATCAGCCTGGCTGGCATCAACCCCGACAAGCGTGTTACTGACTGCATGTTGGCATTCGCGGCCAAGGGTGTGCCAACCACAAAGCCGCGAACATACAGCTGCCGGGAGGAGTGCATGGTGACGGAGCGGGCTTGCAAGTGGTGCGGCGGCGGGATGGAGGGTAAGCGCCGGGACGCGGTGTTTTGTTCCAGAAAGTGTATAAGCGCATTATGGCATCAAACCAACGCTGAACAGATTTCAGAAAAGAAGCGCAAATACAACAAAGCCAAGGGTATGCCAACTACAATGTCGCGCAAAAATGGATTACGGGCTGTGACTTGTCATCCATAATTACCCGCGCTATATTTGACGCATGATAAAAATGCCCGAACCCAAAACGCCAACATCCGCAGGCAAGGATCCTGCCACGGGCAAATTCGTGGCGGGCAACCGCTTTTGGCAACAGCGGTCATCGCACGGCGCAAACCCCAAGTTTGAAAACGCCAGCGATCTACGGGACGCTTGCGCAGAATACTTTGAATGGAACGCTGACAACCCGCTTTATGAGGCTCGACCGTTCGCGTTTCAAGGTTCAGTCACCATTGCCCGTGTTGAAAAGATGAGGGCTATGACCATTGGGGCGCTTTGCATGTTCCTGGATGTTGAGCACAGGACGTGGATAGGGTGGCGCACAGATCGTGCCGATTTACTTCCAGTCATGGCGTGGGCAGAAAATGTGATCTACCGTCAGAAGTTTGAGGGCGCTTCTGCTGACATGCTGAATCCAAACATCATTGCGCGCGACCTTGGCCTTGCCGACAAGAAGGACTTGTCGTCCAGCGATAGGAGCATGTCGCCCAAGGCCGCGCTGGACCTGTCTCGCCTGTCACCTGAAGCACTGGCGGAACTTGGCAGGCTTTCCGATGCAGCCGACGATTGACGACGCACTGGCGGCTGATAAGCTCGCGTGCAGTCGATCCCTTGCTTATTTCGTCGAGCGTGCGTGGCGTCACATCATCCCTGACACATACCAACACGGGTGGCACATAGACGCGATCTGCGAGCACTTGGAGGCGGTCAACGCCGGGCAGATCACCCGGCTGCTGGTTAATGTCCCGCCCGGCACGTCCAAGTCGACCCTGATCGGCGTGATGTATCCGGCGTGGCTTTGGGGGCCAGCGGGCAAGCCTGAACACCGATACATCGGCGCGGCTCATGAGCAGGGTTTGGCAGTGCGCG